CTTGAGCGTCAATGATATCATTAATAAAATCTGTTGCTTGTTCAACATAATCAAAACTATCATTAAAAATGAATTGACCATCCCACTCCCCATTTTCGTTTTGTTCTGCCTCTAAACCCAACTCAACTGCGTGTTCCCAACTCCATTTCTTTTCCGTTATAATAAACACCGGTAGATGACCTTTTTTTTGAGCATCAACCGCTGCTAATATCATTGCTGTTGTTTTTGAGGAATTTGAATGTCCCAAGAACATATTGATACCCCCCATTACAGGTCCGGGTAATCCACAAGCCTCCATAAAAGCGTCACCACAGTTATAAAAACTTTCAGGTTTGTATTTTGTTTTGGTTGAATATTTGTTTTTAATATCTTCTAATGAAAATGTTTTTTTTCTTATTGCCATAACTTTTATTTTTTTTAATTTAAAACAACTTGGACACCGAAATATCTCAGTATCCAAGTAATATATCTAAGTTTGTTTGATTAGAATGGCATATCAGAATCTTCTTCGTCATCTGCCTGTGGGTCATTATAACCTGATGACTTAGCACCTCCGAAAGAAGTTTCATCTGAAGATGAGTCACCATAATCGTAACCCCCCTTTTCAGAGTTCCATTTTGGTGTTTCACCTCTTGCAATAGCCTCTAAATACTCAACCGGTTTTTTAGAATAAACATCTTCCCAAGTTAAATCGTCGTTAATCCAAGATTCTGCTAGTTTTTTATCCTCGTGAACAGGTGTAGCGTCATCATACATTACAGTTTGGATAACGGTGTAGTAAGCACCTTTTGGGGTTTTAGCCTTAGTTAGTTCTAAGATAAGGTCTCTTCCTGTTTCTGGGTCAGAAATATCACCTTTGTTTCTGTAAATGGGAATAATCTTATCAAAGATTCCTTCGTTTTTATAGTTTGCTTTAAATCTCCAAAACTTTACTCCATCCTCTTCATTATCTCTATCGATAACTTTAACAATGTAGAATTTACGTGATAGGTAATTAGATGCCAATTTTTTATCGGCTTCTTTACCAGTTGAACGTAATTCTTCATAAACCTCATTTAAGGGTGAGCGTTCATTGTCATTTTTTCCCGGGTCGTAAAATTTTTGGTATTTACCGTCAACTTGAATCTCGTGGAAGTAAACCTCTTTAAACGGTGAAGAACCATCTTTAGTAGGTAAGATTCTTAATCTTCTTTGGCCTTGAGTTTCCTTATCGTTAAGGATTGCCGCGAAGTACTTTTTCATTCTTTCTTCTTGTGTAAATTTTGAGGTAGAAGAAGAACTACCTTTTTTTGACTCTTCGTATTGAGCCAAAATTGCGTCTAATGAATTTGTCGCCATAGTGTTTAAAATATTTAAAGTTTATAAAAGTATAAGTGTCAGCCGTGTGTTTGTCAAATTGTTTTAGAAAATAAAACGGACTTTTTTAGTCCGTCTTATTTATTTTATTCTTTCAAATGAAGTTGCTTCATCATCAAAATTTCTAAATGTTTTTTTGATTTCGGTTGGTGAATAATCTTCAACTTCGTCTTGAGTTAAAATATATTCATTTTTTCCCGATTTTTCCATATCTTCTTCTTTATCTTCGAAGAAATCAGTAAGTTTTTGATTAAAAGGTCCTGAGTCCAAACTTCTTAATTCTAATTTTTCTTGTGGAGTTTTTTCTCTGTATTTTTCAATTTTAATTTCTAAATCATTAAGTTTAGTCATAATGTTATCCATATCACTTAACTTACTTTCCAAATTATCTAAATGTTTAAATAAATTTTCAAAATATTCATTTTGTTTTTCTTCAACATCTTTTTGTGATTTTACTAAATCTGTAATATCTAATTCTTTAGTATTTTCTTTACTTCCTTCTTCTTTACCAATTTTTTCAACATCTGGGTCTGCCTCAACATCAATTGGCTGTGCAGTTTCAGGAGCCGTTGGTGCTGCAGTTTGAGGTGGGGCCAAATTTGGGTCTGTTGGTGCTGGTGGAACAGCATTTGGGTCACCTCCCGGTGGTGGGGGTAAAGTAGCGTCTTGTTCAACAATATAATTATTGATTGAGTTGTATCTAGCAATTTCTTCTAAAATTTTTTGGTCAATTTTTTTCATAATTATCCGTTCAATAACTGTTTTATACCTGTTGTTGTTTCAACTTGAATTTTTTTATTTTGATTCATAGTATTATCAACTCTTTCAATCAAACCATCTTTCATTCTAATAGTATAACAATCTCCAGTATCTAAATCACACACTTGTTTAGAACCGTTACCCATATCTTTTTCTGTGGTACGAGTTTTTTTACCTAAGTAATTCTCTAATATTGATTTTGTATCCATAATCTTTTTTATATATAAATATCTGTCAGTTAAGAAAAATTAAAGTTTAAAGTTATATGAGAATGTTTTCACCGCTTGTTCTCTTGTTGTATCAAGTTGACCACCTGAAGTCATAGGATTCGCCCATAAACGTAACGCTAAATTATAACTACCTTGGAAACCTTCTTTATCACATTCAAATTCTCTTAATAATGATTCCGTATCTACAAAATATTCTTGTTTATTATTACTTATACTACCAGCGTTAAGAAATTGATTAATACCTGTACCACTATCACAAGGTGCGGTTATTTTATAATCCCATCTTGCTGAAAATATTTCCCAAGCCCCTTGAGCAGGGTCTATAGTAACTCTTAACGATTCAATTATTGGTGGATTTGAGTTTGTAAATGTTTTTCTCTCAATAAAAGGTGTTGGTGCCGGAACATTTGCTGGCGGTGGTGTTTGTGTAAAATTACCAGTATTTTCATTAAATAGTTTTATTGAAAAATTAACCTGACTTTCAATATTAGAAATATCAGTTTGATTCATTGTCGTATAAACATTACTATTTGTAATAGCCGCATCAGAGTATAATATTATAAATTTGGTTATTTCGGAAGGACTAATATCTTTAATCTCCGAAACTCTAGCTTTGAACCTATCAATCAAAAAATCAATATTCTGTTCCAAACTTTCAAAAATTACATATGGTTTTGATTTTAAATCACCACCACCACAGTAATACTGTTTTTTTGTAAAAAATTTTTCTACTGAAGCTCCCCAATCGCTTAACAAATCTGTTCCACTATAATTATTAGATTGAGTTTTTAAATTTTCATTTTGAGATGAGTTTAAATACAACTTGGCAAATACTGAGTATCTTATTTTTTGGTCAGTTGTTTTTGTTGCTATTAACTCTATAACATTTTTAACTGTGACTGTTGTAACCGTAGAAGTTTCTACAACAAAATTAGAATACCTATTAGTTGTTGTTAAAACTGGTGGACACTCTTGTGTATCTTGTGGTTTTGTAACTTCTTTTTTAGTGTTTTTATCTACTTTGGTATTTTTTTGGTCTATAACATTATTTTTGGTGGTTGCTGTTGTTGCTTGTTTAAGTTTTTCAGCTTTATCTTGTTTATTTTGTTCAATAATAGTTTGTAATAAAGTTGTCTTTAACGATTGAATATAATTTTCTACTTTTGGTAATGATGCGGTTGGTTGTCTTATTCCTTCGACAACTGTTTCAAAATTACCAGGTGTAATTGAGTGTAATACTTTTTGAATCATATACGGACCACTGAACATAGGAACATACCTTAAATTAAAATACATTGTTGGTTGAATCATTGCATTTCCCATCATTGTAATTGTACAAGAGTAACTTCTATTTTTATATAAATTATATAAAGAAAGACTTTGAGATGAACCACCTCTATTTCCTGACTGATTTGCCATTTGATTTAATACTTCTAACGACTCAGCGGTCGATAATCCGGGATTCTGACTTACATTAAATCCTTTAAATACGGATTGATTTTGTGGACCAAAGTCCACATTGAACCCAACAACTTTATTTGATTTATCCCAATCATTTTTATTAATTTGATTTTCTAATAATGGATTATCACTCGCTCTTCGTAAATCGAATGCGTCATTTCTGAATCTATAATCAACATTATTTTTTAAATCCAATTGTTCACTTGGTTTTCCAGCATAAAAACAAACCATTTTTGCGGAAGATTCACGATAATCAACATTCAAAAAAGTACCAAATAAACTGTTAGCAAATTCTAATGTACCTTCAGGTTTTGGTTTTGGATTTTTTACAGCATCTTGTACATTATAAAAATTAACATATGATGGGATATTCATTACAACAAAGTTATTTTCAACCAAAATAGATTGAACAAAAACAAGCATTGTTGCTTTTGGATTTATGTTGTTTAACATGTGTTTTAGTTTAATTATATCTACTAAAACTTTATCCCCAATATTTCTACTCGCTCTATCAACTAAAAGAATATCTTCAAACAATGTTTTTCTTTTGAAATCATTTCCAGCAATCCATTTATCATTTGTTGATTTAAATGATTCCCATAATTCTAATTTTGTTTGGGTGGAATCCAAAACCGAACCTTTACTTTGTTGTGTTGTATCAACAACGTCAGGTAAGAGTTTTCTTGCCTTAATCATTGTACTATTTATAACTTTATCATTAAAACCATCTAAGTTATCTAAGTATTTATCCATTAAATCACGAAATTTGTTAAAATTTAATGTTTTGTCAATCAATTTTTGTGTTGCATAAATTTTAATTATTGGCCACAGATTCTTTATGTTGGTTTCTGTAAAAGCTACATCACAATCAATAAAGAAATCTGTAATATACGAACCATCATCATCATATATTAACTCTGATATATTGGAGAATCCAACATAGGTTTGTAACGTTTCCCAAGCACCTAAATTAGAATTTATTGAACTATTAAGTGTAGGTGAGTTTGGCTGATTACTAGGTAATGTGTTTCGTGTTGTACCGTTATAACTTTCCCAAGTAATTGGGTCAATAACTTTATTTCTATTTGTGAATGAACCAAATAACTTTCTATCAAAGTTAGAAGGGTTTCCATTCTTAAAATAAATTTCATAATTTATAAATTGTGAAATAAAATTTGAAATTATATCTAACTGTTTGGTTTGAATTTCCTGTACAGACAAATAATTTGTTACAGATGTGTTTGTGATTTTCATCATTTGTCTCATCAAAGCTTGGAAATTTTTAAAAGTTTTTTGTGTGTCAGTATCTGTTACGTTAGTATCTTCTTCGTAGTCATAAATTGATTTAGAAAAATTAAGAAACTCTGTTTCAAACTTATCTAATGAATTTTTATCAAACACCGAAAAAATTTCACTTATATCAGTATATTGATTTTGTTCACCGTTTATCGAAAAATTTTCTTGCGGACTTTGTCCCGAAAAAACCTCTTTTAAATATTTTGTAGGTTGAGGTTTTGTTAATTTTGAATTATCAAAATAACCATAATTCGGTGCAGTCCAAAATAATCTTACAGAGCCATTATACATTGCACTGTTACCTGAAAATTTACAAGCATCGGGTTGTACATCCATACCTGTTAACGCAAACGAAACATCTGAAAAAATATTTACACATTCACTTTGTGTTTGATTTATTAAACTTCCACTAGAAGGTATAACAAAAGTAAACTGTCCATAATCTCC